AAAGGTACTAAAGACAGGAGCGAAGGTGGTTGAGAAGAAACTCAAATCAAACCTGGTTTCAGCAGTGGGCAAAAACACGAAACAAAAGTCTGGGTCAACTGGCCAGTTAGCAGGCGCGCTTGGTATTTCACCTGCAATGCAGGATAAAAACGGGAACTACAACGTCAAGGTAGGATTTAGTGAAAATAGGAGCGACGGTAAAAGCAATGCCCTGCTTGCAAATGTACTGGAATACGGAAAAAGCGGCCAGCCTCCAAGACCATTTCTAAAGCCGGCAAAGTCAGCAAGCAGGAATGATTGTATTGAGGCGATGAAAGCAAGCTTGGATAAGGAGTTTGAGGAAGTATGAGCATTTTATCTGAAATAATTATGGCACTTGAGGAGAGTAATATTCCAATTGAAACTGGAGTGTTTAGCGGGACTTCGCCAAGTGAATACCTTGTAATCACGCCGATGGTGGATTCATATCTGGTATTTGCAGATAACCTACCACAAGCAGAAACAAGCGAAGCAAGGCTCTCGCTCTTTAGTAAGGGCAATTACCTGGCAAGAAAAAATGAAATAACAAATCTGCTGATTGAAGCAGGATTTACGATCACTGACAGGCGCTACATCGGACATGAGGATGAGACCAAATTTCATCACTATGTCATTGATGTGGCGTATGAGTTTAACACATAGGGAGGAATATTTATTATGGCAACAATCGGATTAGATAGACTATATTATTCAAAAATCACAGAAGCAACGGGCGGCATTGAAACTTATGGAACGCCAGTATCACTTGCAAAGGCAATGAAAGTTGACTTATCAGTGGAACTGGCCGAAGCAGTTTTGTATGCTGATGATGGCGCAGCTGAGGTGGTCAAGGAATTTAAGAGCGGGAAACTCTCACTCGGCGTGGACGACATCGGCACCACAGCGGCACAGGATTTAACTGGTGCTACGCTGGATGCAAACGGGGTACTTGTTTCCACAAGTGATGACGGTGGAACACCTGTGGCCATTGGCTTTAGGGCAAAGAAAGCAAACGGCAATTACCGCTACTTCTGGCTGTATCGGGTGAAGTTTGGACTTCCCGCTACAAACCTTGAAACCAAGGGCGACAGCATCAAGTTTTCTACGCCAACTATTGAGGGTACCGTCATGCGCAGAAACAAAGTGGACGATGCAGGAAAGCACCCTTGGAAGGCAGAGGTCAGCGAGGACGGTGCATCCGTTGAGGAAGCAACTATCACCGGCTGGTTTACTGGCGTGTACGAGCCTGAATATGCAAGTGCTTAATGAGGAGGGATTTATTTCATGGAAACTGACAGAGGCGTAACAATCAAAATTGGCACTCAGGAGTATGATCTGATTCTAACCACAAAAGCGACGAAGGAAATCGCCAAGCGCTATGGTGGTTTGGAGAATTTGGGCGAGAAAATCATGAAGTCAGAAAACTTCGAATTAGCACTGGATGAGGTTGTGTGGCTGATTACCTTAATGGCGAATCAGAGCGTGCTGATTCATAATTTGCAAAACCCGAGTGAAAAACGGGAACTGCTTACAGAGGAAGCAGTGGAGCTGTTTACTTCACCACTTGAACTATCTGCGCACAAGGAAGCAATTATGGAAGCGATGCTTAAGGGCACCAAGCGTAACATTGATTCGGAGGAGTCGGAAGTAAAAAACGTGCCAGTCGGGTAAGTGACGAAGAGTTGTTTGCTCGACTGATTTATTATGGCGTGACACAACTAAGACGGGTAGAGCACGAGGTCTGGCTCATGCCGCTTGGTGAATTACTGGACCACTGGGAGATTCACAAGCAGTATATAGGGGAGGCGAAGCCAAGGGTTGAGGTTTTTATTGATGACGTGATTCCAGAATATTTGATTTGACTTATTTTTGAAAACTGTTAGAATTGGGGTAAGAATTTGTCAAAATGGAATTATCGACGGGAGTGAGTTATTATGATTTGTAATAAATGTGGAAAAGAATTTAAAGAAGAGCATGTTTATTGTGGCCGTTGTGGAACAATACTACCTAAATCACAGCCTAAAAAGGGAGTATATTTATACGATAATTTACGATACTTACATCCAATGTTATCTGATATGTTAATAAAAGTTAGGCAGCTAACTGCCTTATTAAGTTCGTGGAGTGGTTTTAGTTATATAGAAATGGGTGAGCTTATCGAGGAGGATAACTTCAAAGTTATGCCGAATTCTTACGATGAGTTATCAAAGAAATTAACTGTAACAACGCAGCGAATTTCATTTATAAGGCTTGTTAAAGCATATTATGTTGTTGATTTGTGTATTTTGTCAGCAGCAAAAATAATTGGAGATGAGAATTATATTAATCACCTATACAAAAAAAATAGAAATGGGTTTTTTCTGTTTAATAAAGCGCAAATTTTAGAAGCAGATCTTTTTGATATTGTCGAAAGCAGAATGGAATGTACCAGAATTATCTCAGTAATTTTAACAGGCGGAAGATATGGCGAAACAAAACTTAGATATTATGATGCAATTTTGAAGGCTTTATACAATAATTTGTTTATTTTTGATCATTTATATTTTATGAGCAAATATTCAAATATGACAGATTTTATTATCGATGTTTGCAACGACTATAATTCAAGAGGAGGAACAAATATAAAGGTTGATCCTAACTCATATTTCATAGAAGATTTAAATTCGCTAAATAAGATTAGATTAGACCCAATCTTGTTTTTGAAAATTGCGGGTAACATACCAGCAAGCATATATCATTTTATTAATATTTGGGGAACACGCTTAGAATAATTTGAATAAAAATAAAGGGAACGGCAAAGTAAGAATAAACCGTTGATGGAGGGGTGCACTTTGGGAAAGATATTTATTTGTCCTAAACCAGATAAATGGAATGAAATATTTGAAAACCTTTGTAGAGCTTATGAAATTCAAACTGGAGAAAGATTACCGTTTCACTCTTCTGAAATGAGTGGAACTGGAGGACCTCCTGTTCCATTGATTCTTGGGGGCTGGGTATTCACATCAAATCTAGACAAAAAGATAAGATGGGAACAAACAATAAAATGGGCTAAAGAGCGTGGGTTAGACCATCTATTAGATATTGAAGAAAGTGATATGCATTATTCTTAAATGAATAAAGTATAATTAGTCAAGCAGTCTTAATGTGAAGTTTTATTATTTGTTTACAAAAAATCTGATCGTAAATTATGAACAATCCAAACGGGTTGTTCTTTTTTGTTAACCCAAAAACACGAAAGGAGTGAATGCAAATGTCTGATTTTGGTCTAAAAATTGGAATTGACGGCGAGAAAGAATTTAAAAACGCGCTGCGTGACATAAACCAGAGTTTCAAGGTTCTTGGGAGTGAAATGAATCTCGTAGCCTCTGAGTTTGATAAGAACGACCGAAGTATACAGGCCTTAACTGCTCGCAACAAGGTATTAAATAAAGAAATCGAAATGCAAAAGGAAAAGGTCGAAACCTTAGAAAAGGCCTTAAATAATGCATCCACTTCTTTTGGTGAAAACGATAAGCGTACCCAAGCCTGGCAGATGCAACTTAACAATGCAAAAGCTGCCTTAAATGGCATGGAAAAAGAACTCAAGCAAAATGATAGCGCACTTAGTGGTGTTGCGGACGAGTTTAACGATGCCGAGAAACAAACCGAGCAATTCAATTCTGCACTTAAGCGAAGCGAAAATACTGCAGAAAACGCGCATAGCAATTTCTCAAAGCTTGGAACGTCACTTGGTAAAATCGGCGCCGGTCTTGGTGTCGGTGTTGCGGCAATTGGTGTTGCCGCTATTGGTGCAATCGCTGGTCTTGGCAAGATGTCACTTGCAGCAATAGAAAATGCTGACGAAATCCAAAAAACAGCTGATGTTTATGGTATGTCGGCAGAGAAGATCCAGGAGCTAACCTATGTCGGCACAAAACTTGACGTCGAACTTGAGACGATTACCAAAGCCCAGAGCAAACTGACCAAGAGCATGTACGCGGCAAAGGACCCGACAAAAGCTGGTGCTGATGCATTTAAAGAACTTGGGATTAAAGTAACTGACGGAAGCGGCAAACTACGTGATTCGAAGGTTGTCATGGCCGAAGCATTTACTGCTTTGGGTAAGATGGGCAATGAGACTGAAAGAAACGCTCTAGCAATGAAGCTGTTTGGTAAATCGGCAATGGAACTAAACCCGCTCATCAAAGCAGGTGGCGCTGAGATTTCAAAACTGACGGCCGAGGCTAGAAAGTCAGGAGCGGTGATTTCAAACGAAGCAGTAGAAGCGCTTGATAAGTTCGGAGACAGTTTTGAAGGACTTAAACTAAGTGTTAAGGGTATTGGATCAGAACTTACCGTTGGTCTCTTGCCGGTACTTAACGGGATTCTTTCTTTTGCAAAAAGTATTCTGCCCGAGATTTCAGGAGCAATCAAGTCGGGCGACTTCACGAAACTTGGAAATGTTCTGGCAGCCGGCATATCAAAAGGGTTATCTCAGGCTATGTCTTTATTGAATAAACTTATTCCAGTTATTATGAATATCGTAGGCGCGATCGGCAATGTGATTTTGAAGAATCTGCCGATGATGATTGACTCGGCTGTAAGTATTGTAATGACACTAATCAAAGGAATCATTAAGGCACTACCACAATTGACAAAAGGCGCGCTTCGACTTGTTCTGACTCTACTCGATGGTATTTTGGCAAATCTTCCTGCACTTATTAAGGGCGCCATTCAAATGGTAGTCACCTTAGCTAACGGAATCGGTGATGCACTTCCAACGCTAGTTCCAAAAATCGTAGATGCACTGATTCTGATTGTCGAAACCATCATTAATAATATGGATATGATCCTTGGCGCAGCACTGAAAATTATCATGGGACTTGCAAAGGGACTCGTGAAATCACTGCCGAGGCTTATTAATGCCTTGCCTAAAATTATTGAGGGAATCATTAACTTTATCGTTAATCACCTGCCTGAGATTATTGAGATGGGTATTAAGCTGGTAATTGAGTTGGCGGTCGGACTTGTTAAGGCAATACCTCAGTTGGTTTCAAAGCTGCCACAGATAATTGGTGCAATTGTATCAGGACTTGGAAAAGCAATTCTTGCTGTAACGAAAATAGGCTCGGATATTGTTTCAGGTATATGGAAAGGAATTCAGGATATGGCGCAATGGATAACAGATAAGATTACTAGTTTCTTTAGTGGGATTATCGACGGAGTCAAGGGTTTGCTTGGAATCAAGTCACCGTCAACCGTATTTGCTGATATCGGATCTAACATGGGCGAGGGTTTGGGCGTCGGGTTTGTGAAGTCAATGGATACAGTCAAGCAGAACATGAAGAAGGCGATTCCAACAAATTTCGACATACTGACGAGTTTAAATGGATTAATGCCTGCAAACAGCTTTGCTGGTGCTTACGCTGCCTCGTCAACCTATAACCTGTACCAGACAAATAATAATGTAATATCTGATAAGGTTTCGGCCAATGCTTTCTCGAGCAGTTTAACAACTGGGACAATGCGTTTTTTGAAGGGGGCGTTCTAGTATGTTTGGCATTACATTTCGAGATATCCACTCCAGTGAACTTGGAGCGTTTTGGCAGACAACCTCAAAGCCCATTCTGCCACAACCAAAACTCTATATTGAAAGTGCTCCCTCAATAGATGGGAGCTTCGATTTATCTGCCTTTAACGCGGACGGTCGAGTTCATTATGAAGACAGACTTCATGAAGGTATCTTAAGTGTAGTCGGTCTTGATACGACAGACAAGAATTCAAAGCTATCTAAAATTGCAGCATGGCTCCAGGGAGATTATTCGTATCTTGTGTATGACGAAATGCCCTACACTGCCTGGTTTGCAAGAGTAGAAAACATCGGACTTGTCTTAGGAGAACTGCTAAGAGTAGGCAGGGCCACTGTGTTCTTTCGAACTAAGCCGTTTTCAACAAGAAAAGAGGTGCTTCTTAGTGATGCACTTCTGTTATCAAGCGAAAATTACATCGGTGGAGCATATATCTTGGGTCAAGCAAGTTACTTGGGGGATTTCGTGTACAACCACACACTCGATGACGGGCACTTCTACTCGAAGCCATTATTTTTACTAAAGCCTAACTGGAGCGTCGACGATTACACGATTACTTTATCAGCAAGTGGTCAGGAACCAAAGGTGTTTACACTGGATATTCCATCACCGCAGGCGTGGGTAATGGTTGATTTCAATCTACTCAGTATTACATCTGAAACGGGTGATAATTTGTTAGGAAACTCAAACGCTGCATTCTTTGAAATTCCACCAGGAAACTTTGAAATTAGCGTTTCAAGCTCGAACAGTTCCGATATCGAGATGTATCTGAATTTTCAATACATATACGAGGTACCGCTATGATAAAGATAATTGATTCTCAAAACCAAATATTCATTCCGTCTGCTTCAAACATCAAGATCACAGCAGAAATCAATGCCGAGTACCGGCTATCGTTCAATGTTTTAAAGACAGACGGCGCGTGGGACTTTTTATGTAAAGGGCGTTTGCTTAAATGCGACAATCAACTTTACCGGGTGTATTCAACTACAGAAGAAAATTCTGGGCTCATTACAAAGAGCGTGGAGTGTGTGCACGTCATAACGGATGCTACATTAACACACCTAGTCAAGTTCCCTGTTCTTAGTATGGGTTATACATACTTGGAAGATATAAGCCCACACGACTTAATGGTTAAGGCATTTAATGGCACACCATTTCGTGTCATGGACTTAAACGAAGCGGACTGGGTTACAACTACCACAGACTTTTATCCGATAAGTAAAACCAACCCACTTGCAGTGGTTCAAAAATTGATTGAGCAGCTCGGTGGGGGTGAGCTTCTGTTAAACGGCTATGACATCGCCCTGGTTAAATCTCTTGGGCGAGAAACAGGGTTGGTCTTTGATATGCGAACAAATCTGAAATCAATTTCAAAACAGACTGATATCGACTCTGTGATCACAGTACTCTACGGTTACGGCAAGGACTCACTTATGATCGAAGATGAATTTGTGTTGAGTCCAAATGTGAATGACTACGAGCTTCCCAGAGAATCGTCAATGGAGTTTGATTGGATTACGAACGTATCAAGGCTTGAGGCGGCAATGAACTATATGTTTTCGCCAGACAACCCGAACAGGATTGACGTGCCAAAGGTATCATACAAGATCAGTTTTATTGATCTGACCAAGGCAGGGTATCCAAACTATAAGATTGGTCTTGGCGATACAATCAATCTTTCAGACTCTGTGCTTGGAATTAACGAGGCGCAGCGTATTAAGAAGTACGAATATTATCCATTCTCGCCAGAAAATTCGAGTGTGGAACTTGGCAGTCCTCGACGGACAATGTTGGATTATATTAAGAAATCAACGATGGGAGGAAGTTTAAATGGCATATGACAATAATTTCAGTGGCGCCACCAAACTAAAAGACTGGTGGCAAAAGGTAAAGGCGAACTTTGACTTTTTAAAGACTAAAGCTGACAACTGCGATACCTTTCAAGAATTTAATAACAAATATCTTTTGCCAGACAAAGAATTTGTAAGAGTAGCAAGCAGTACAAGTGTTCCATTACTAACACCTTCCAACGGTGTACTACCAACAATAGACGGAGTTCTGGTTGTAGGTTATGACAGAGTACTTGTTAAGGATCAGATAGACCAAAGACAAAATGGTATCTATATTGTAAATCCGGCTTCGTCAGGTGTGTGGCAAAGAGCTACTGACTCAAGTCTAAGTGCTTATATTAAGCTTGGAATGAGAGTGTTTGTAAAAGAGGGTACGACAAATGCACAGCGGTTTTTTGTGCTATCAAGTGCCTCTGATAATCCAATCTATTTAGGTAGTTCTACTCTGGTATTTATTCCAGAAGCAGTGAAAGCAAGATCCATTAAAAGTGGATCACATACCTTTTCAACTGTAAACCATGGAACAGCGTATAGTTACGCTGTAGCCTTTGGCCTGGGTAACACATTTTTGACAACACCGTCAACAGTCTGTAATGTGCAGACGTTGGCGCCAGAGAACTTTGTGGTTTCGGTGGAAAGCGTATCCGCAAGCGGATTTACCATGAGAATCAAAAACATTCATGCTTCCAATGACTACACGAATGTGGTTGTGTTCTGGATTGCGGCTGGGGATATTTAAGGAGAGTGAGTAATTATGCGAGTAATAAATATAACCGTCGGAGACGAGGGTGCTTTTGTGAGCCCTAAAATCGTGGGCCGAGTTGGAGAGAATAAAACCACTCGACTTGAGTTTAGTCTGCCGCCATCATTCATGGGCTATCAATACTACATTACTTTCAAACCTGAAGGACTTGACTCCATTCACACAGATACCTTAGAGGAAGAAGACGGCATTGTTTCATATGAACTGGAGCATTTCCTGCTAGTAAAGGGTGTATTGCAGATTGAACTGTCTGCATTTGAAGATGACAAAGTGCTAAAGAGTGCAATTATCTGCCTTGAAGTGCCAGAGGGTCTTGATGTCGGGGGCGAGTTTCCGAGTGATCCATACACACCGGCATGGTATGTGAAGGTTTTAGATGAGGCGAATAGGGCAAAAGATGAGGCAGACAGAGCTGAAAACAGCGCAATACTAGCGGAGACAGCAAAGAATGAAACCGAAACAGCAAAGTCAGCAGCACAAACAGCACTTCAAAGGCTAGAAGAGGGAATTGCAAATGGCGACTTCAAAGGCGACCCGGGCGAAAAGGGTGTTCCAGGTCAAGACGGAGTCGACGGCAAAGACGGATTAAACGGGCAAGATGGAATAAACGGCACTAATGGAGCAGATGGTTTAAACGGACAAGATGGGTTAAATGGTACAGACGGCGTTGATGGAAAGTCCGCCTATGAAGTAGCTGTTACAAATGGTTTTGTTGGGACTCAAGTGCAATGGCTGGCGAGTCTTCATGGAGCTGACGGCATAAACGCCACCACAACTGCAGTAGCTACTGAAACAACAAATGGGTTAATGTCATCAACTGATAAGGTATATCTTGACGGGTTGCCAGTAAGTATGAGTGCAAAAGCTGATAAAGATAATTTAATTACTGCATTTACCTTTTCGCCTTCGCAAGCAACCCTGCCAAATCTGCCATCAAGCGACGGGTCGGTTTTTATTACTTGTACAGCACATGGTTTGTCAGTAAACGATATTATCTCATTCACTGGAGCAACACCGCTGTTTGGTGGTGTCGCCATTCCAGTGGGTAAAAAGTATCGTGTTATTGCGGTGACTGGTCCTAATACTTTCGTACCGTTTGGTTCCAATATTACTGCAAAAGCTGCAGGCGGCTGGAATGTGGTGAAACATTCATCTGTCCCTGCTATTATCTTTAGCAATCTTGGAGTGGACAGTTCATGTAATGAGGTGACAGTAGAGTTTAAGGCAACAACAGTCTATCGAGACAGTGGAAGTGTGGCACAGTTTTATTTTACGCTAAATGGGATCACATCCGCTTCTTACTGTCCATTCAAGAGTTCGGCGATAGGCGTTGCAGGAGCGCTTGTGTCTAAGTTTGTAATTTCAGACTGTACTTCAGGAGAGAACCAGGGTGAAGAAATCCACCTATGTTCAATGACGCTTAAGCGGATAAGCACAAGTGTATGGAGTGTACTTATCAACTCAGGCTACAGAAACAGTTATTTTGCCACAGCCTATGGCTATGTTTCTGATTCATCGTTTTCCACACTTAGTAGTTTGGAGTTACTATTTAATGTTGGCGCGTGTGTTGATGGAACTTTTATAATCAGGAGGGGATAGTATGCAGGAAAAGTTAATAGTTGACTGTCTTACAAATGAAACGCAGATAGTTATGGCAGCCGAGGAAATATCGGAAGTAAATTTAGCGTATTTTATTGACATTAAAACTGCTCAAATAAAGCAGTTGCTATCAGAAAGCAACGAAACACAGTTAGTAGATGCACCTATTACTTATGAGAAAAAGTTAGAGTGGCGAGAGTATAGAAAAGTACTAAGAGAACTTTTGACCGACCCCACCTTTCCAAATGTGGTGATACCAGATAAGCCAGATTAAATATTATTAGAAACGATAGAGAACCTCTTTAAAAAACTAGGGGGTTTTTTGTTATATGCGAAAGAGAGGAGAAGTGGGAGATATGGAGATTGATCACAAATGTATTCAGGAAGAGCGTATCAGAGCCTTGGAAACTGGAACCGCTGAAACGCGCGTGTATGTGAAGCTGATCCGCGAGGACTTGGCAGAAATCAAAGATTCACTTAAGGAAATCAGAGGCTCGCCAGAGCAGCAGGAGCAAAGCCAGAAACGCTGGCAGGGAGTTGTAATGGAGTTACTAAAACTGCTAGGCGTATGCCTGGCAATATTAGCATCAATATTTGGTGCAATAAAATTATTTGGAGGATGAGGGTTATGAAGAAAGGTATTTACATTAGTCCGTCGACACAGGAGCACAACGTTGGCGCAGGAAGTTACGGCACAGAAGAAAAAAGAATGAACGAGATTGCTGATGTGGTTGAAATCACACTCAAAAAGCATGGACAACTTACTTTTAGGAACAAGCCGAGTTTTACACTGACCGAGGTGGTTCATGACTCAAATGTAAAGAATCCAAAAGTTCATGTGGCGATTCACTCAAATGCAGGTGGTGGTGGCAAGGCGCGTGGTTGTGAAGTATACTGTCACAAGTTTGGGACAGCCGGTGAGAGATTGGCTAAAGAAATCTATGCAAATGTAAGTGCAATCACGCCAACCACCGACCGTGGTGTGAAGGAAGGTCAGAATTACTTCGGTAAAGGCAAACCGCTGTATGAGACGGCAAAGACAACGGCAGTTGCTGCGTTAATCGAGATTGCCTTCCATGATTCGCCTGAGGATGCAAAATGGATCCAAACGCACATCAGACCAATCGGCGAGGCAATCGCAAAAGGTATCTTGGAATACCTGAACGTGAAATAGGGAGGAATCGAACATGGGACAATCAAGATTTAGAAGTAAGGTGGCATGGGTTGCGGTATCTGCGCTCGTGCTTTTTTTACTCAAGAACTACGGACTACTTGGAGGCGTTGGCTTGACTGAGGGAGCATATGATACTTTCGTTAATCTGCTCTTTGGCGTCTTGACTACATTTGGAATCTTTAACGATCCGACTAACAAGACCGGGTTTTAGATTAACTATTAGTATAACAGCGCCCTCTGCAAATCAAATTTTGCAGAGGGTGTTTTGATTTGGGGGCAGTATTTATGAAAGAGGAAATTAAACAAAAAATTATAGATTTAAGGCATGAGTGCAGGAGTTACTCGCAGATTGCCACATCGCTGCAGTTGTCCGAGAATACAGTCAAGTCTGTCTGCAGACGAACTGCAATGCTTGTAAAAGAAGAACTCAGATCGAAATCGGCAGAACATTGCAAGAACTGTGGCACCTCACTTAAAAATAAGCGCCTTGGCAAGCCGGCGAAATTCTGTTCTGAGGCGTGCAGGCGCGAATGGTGGAAAAGCAACAATGCATCATCTAACAGAAAAGCCTATTACCCCTGCAGATGTCAGGGCTGTAATAAGGAGTTTTTAAGTTATGGGAACAGTGATCGTAAATACTGCTCCCATACCTGTTATATCAGTAAACAGTTTATTAAGGGGAGTGCAGAAAATGACACAGCAGCAATTTGAGATGGAAAAGAACTATAGACTGGCACTTACAATTGCCAAGACTATGTTAAATAATGACCTGATTTCACCTAAGGAATACAAGAAAATCGATGCGATGTTAATTGCCAAATATCAGCCTATTATAGCGAGTTTGAGGGTCTAATTGACTTGCTATTTACCTCGAAAAGAGTGATTAATGGTGTAGTTGGATAGGAGCTGATTTAGGTGCGAACAATAACCAGGATTGAACCAAAAACTTTTATAATCCCAACAAAATTAAGAGTCGCTGCTTACTGTAGAGTTTCGCTTGAAAAGGAAAGTATGTTGCACTCGCTTTCAGCTCAAGTTAGTTACTACAGCGAGTTCATCCAAAACCATAGAGGCTGGCAGTATGTCGGGGTTTATGCCGACGAAGCCATATCAGGCACATCAAATATTCGCCCCGAGTTCAACAGGCTACTTGTGGATTGCCGAGAGGGAAAGATTGATATGATTATTACAAAATCAATTTCTCGGTTCGCTAGGAACACTCTCACCATGCTTGAGGTGGTCAGGGAATTAAAAAGTATCAACGTGGATGTGTTCTTTGAAAAAGAAAATATTCACTCAATCAGTGGGGATGGCGAGCTAATGCTTACCATCCTCTCTTCATTCGCCCAGGAAGAAAGTCTCTCGGTAAGCGAGAACTGCAAGTGGCGAATTAGAAATCAGTTCAAAACCGGTGTACCTTATCATTTTTCCATTATCGGTTATGAGCTAAAAAACAATAAGCTTGAAATCGTCCCCCGAGAAGCAGAGGTTATAAGAATGATTTTTAATGATTTTCTATCAGGCATGGGCAAGATTGCTATCATTAAAAAACTAAACGCAAAGGGTCTTATGACAAGAAACAATAAACTGTGGCAAGAGAAGGCTGTTGACAGGATTTTGCGTAATGAAAAATATGCAGGAGATCTGCTTTTGCAAAAGTTCTATAGTTCAAATCATTTGGAAAAACAAAAACGTGTAAATGTTGGTCAACTTCCTTCGTATTACATAACAGACAGCCACGAACCGATTATTGATAGGGATACATTTGAGAGAGTACAGTTGGAACTAGAAAAGCGAGCACGGATTTATAACGCCGGAGCAGTTACTGGAATGCCACATTCCTTTGCAGGTAAAATCGTTTGTGGTGAATGCGGGGACAATTATCGAAGAAGAATAACCCACGCAGGCGAGAAATATGAAAAAGCAGTGTGGATTTGCACAACTAAGAACAGACTTGGAAAAGAAGCCTGCGGCTCAAAACAAATCCCTGAGGATATTATTTCAAAAACGACTGCTGAGGTTTTAGGAATAAAGGACTTTGATGAGGATTTGTTTAGTCAAAATATTAAGATGATTAAAGTAACAGACACTAACCATTTAGTGTTTGTTTTTTTAAATGGGCTCGAATGCATAAAGCTATGGCAGAATAATTCGTGCCGAAATAGTTGGAGTGAAGAGAAAAGGCAAAAACAAAGGGAGATGATTACATGCAGGCTACAGGAGCAAAAATAACAGTAAGACCAGCAACAATTGGGAGGTACTCAACTATACCAACTAATCTGGCTTACAAAAAGCGAGTCGCGGCTTATGCCAGGGTATCAACAGATACTGAAGAACAGCAATCAAGCTACGATGCTCAGGTCAAGCACTACTCAAAGTTTATAAAGGAGAATGTTGCTTGGGAGTTTGTAGAGGTGTATGCCGACGAGGGTATTTCTGCAACAAGTACCAAGAAGCGAGACGGCTTTAATAGAATGATTTCCGATGCACTTGAGGGTAAAATCGACCTTATTGTTACCAAGTCAGTAAGCAGATTCGCCAGGAACACCGTCGACACGCTTACCACGGTACGAAAGCTTAAGGAATGCGGTGTGGAAGTGTACTTTGAGAAAGAAAACATTTATACCCTCGACAGCAAAGGCGAACTTCTAATCACAATCATGTCATCTCTCGCCCAAGAGGAGTCGCGTTCCATTTCAGAGAATGTCACTTGGGGCCAGAGAAAGAGATTTGCTGACGGAAAGGTGAGCCTTCCCTACAAACACTTTCTTGGCTTTGAGAAAGGCGAGGGCGACATTCCGAAAATAGTTGAAAGTGAGGCAAAGGTAGTCAGGCTAATTTATAAGCTCTTTTTAGAAGGACAAACGCCAACGGCATTAGCTAGGTATTTAACTGAAAATGGGATATTAACACCCTCTGGTAAGAAAGTATGGAAGTCAAATGTGATAAATAGCATCCTGAAAAACGAAAAATACAAAGGCGACGCAATGCTTCAAAAGTCGTTTACGGTTGATTTTCTGACTAAGAAAAAGAAAATAAACGAGGGTGAGATTCCACAATACTACGTTGAAAATTCTCACCCAGCAATCGTAAGCCCTGAGGTTTATAACCTGGCCCAGTATGAATTTAAAAAACGAAAGGCCAATAAGGGTTACAAGACCTGCGGCAGCTGCTTTTCAGGTAAGATAATTTGTGGGGAATGTGGCAGTATATTTGGCAGAAAAGTTTGGCACTCAAACAGTAAATACAAGCGTGCCATTTGGCAGTGTAACAGCAAGTTCAAAACAAAAAAGAAATGCGGGACTCCGCACATTTACGAGGATTCAATAAAGGCCGCGTTTGTTGAAGTCTTTAACTGCTTGATTGGAAACAAGGCACTACTTCTCGCGGATTACGCTGAAATAATTATGGTGATTACAGACACGACTGCACTTGAGAAAGAAAATTCAAAACTTCAGACCGAGATTGATGTGGTGCTTGAACTGCTTAGAAAGAGTGTGGACGAAAACGCCAGAACGGCAATTAACCAATCGGATTATGAAAAACGTCATAATGCACTACTTGATAAGTTCGAAACTACAAAAGATAAAAAGGCTGAGGTTGAAGAAAAACTTAAGGAGCGTCAGGCTAAGGGTGAAGAGATAAGGGTGTTCATGAAAAAGCTTGAGGAGTCAGAAAATTTACTCACAACTTTTGATGATGAGCTTTGGAATGCAACGGTGGTGAGGGTTGTGGTTGGAAACGAAAACACGGCATGGTTTGAGTTCAAGGATGGTCAGGAAGTTGAGTGGAAGATTTGAAGGGTTGAGAGTAGAGAAACCGCTGATTCAGAATTAATTCTGAGTTGGCGGCTTTTTTGTTTTGTTGTCGGAATTTGGCGAAGACGGGTGGTATGATAAATTTGTTGAAAATTATTGTAAATAATTACGGGATGAAGTATTATGGGTTCATAGAAAATTGTTAATTTTATGAAGGAATATTATCGGAATATTTGCGAGGTGAATTGCCTTTGAAGAAAAGATTAATTAGTGTTTTGATGACGGTTGCTTTGATAGGATCACTGGCAACCATTTTGCCAGTAAGTAAGGTTGAAGCTGTTGCTAAAATAAAAATTGGCGACTACGTTAAAATGGGCAAGTACTATGGTGAATCAATACTATGGCGTTGTGTGAACATTGATGCAAATGGTCCGTTGATGTTGGCGGATAGAATTTTGACGTTTAAGTCTTTTGATGGTAGAGGCACGCACAAATACTCGGACGGCACTTTACAAGAAGATCCTGATCTATATCGCATATCTTATGGCTCAGACTTATGGCAAACCTCAAATATGCGATCGTGGCTGAATTCAACCGCTACTGCAGGGAATGTGAAATGGCCAGATGGTTGCCCACCAACAGAACATAATGTTTTGAAAGGATATTATGCTTATGCGTCAGAAAAAGGTTTTTTAACAAACGGAAACTTTTCAGCAACCGAAAGAAATGCGTTGAAATCAGTAAATCAAAAGTCTTTGTTGAATTCATTGGATGAATCCAAACTAAGTGTAGGAGGCTATCATTATCATATAAATAACAATGATATTTCAAATGTACTCACAAACTACGAATCGGCATATTACCATAACATAAAAGATAAAATGTTTTTGCTTGATGTGAAACAAGTATTCAAGGTATACCAAAACAGAAAAACTCTTGGGACAAACTATTACATAGGGAAACCAACGCAAAAAGCAATTGATAATTACGAATATAATGACAGCGAACAAAACACATCTAGCAATTTGGATTATTGGTTAAGGTCTCCGTATGCGACTCCTGCATATGGTTTCAATGTTCGCATTGTCGGTTCCGGTGGAAATGTCTTTAATGCCAGAGCATACTCCAGTTGCGGCATACGCCCGGCTTTCTATTTAAATCTTCAAACTGCAAACTTTAAATCTGGAAATGGCAGTAAAGGTTCACCATTTTCTTTAAACCCTAAAATTCATGTTAAATCAGTAAAACTCAACAAAACTACCATATCAATCCTCAAAGGCAAAACATCAAAACTGATCCCAACAATCAACCCATCCAACGCCAGCAACAAGAAGGTTTCTTGGAAATCAAGCAACAAACTTGTAGCTACAATAAATACAACTGGAACGGTTAAGGGAATCAGGAAGGGGATAGCTTATATAACGGTAGTCACGGTTGATGGGAAGAAGAGCGCGAAGTGTAAAGTGGTAGTGAAATAAAACCAAAAGCTTATAATGGAGGCGGAAAAAATCAAATTTAAAAAGCACATTATTTTGGTCTTAGTTATAGTTTTTCTCTTAACAACTTCTTCTTTTGGGAATTTGTCCTTAGGAGCGGAATCCAATCTACAGGTTCATATTATCGATGTTGGACAAGGTGACAGCATTTATTTATCACTCCCAAATGGCGAGAATATGCTTGTTGATGGAGGACCAGGAACAACGGCGACTCAGCTAATAACCTATTTGCAAAATCGGGGAGTCAATACGATTAACTATGTCGTGGCTACACACCCTCATGAGGATCATATTGGCGGTCTTGATAATGTTATTAGCACCTTTACTATAGGCAAGGTTTACATGCCGGCAGTTACATATACCACGCAAGCCTATACCAATTTAATAAATGCGATAAGTTCTAAGGGACTCACGAGTATAAAAACGTTTAAAGGTGTGGTGATATTGAATACGACCACAAACGCTAAAAACCTCTCTATCATGATGCTTTCCCCTATTTCAGCAACATATTCTGACATAAACAATTACTCGCCTTTTATAAGAGTTGTGTACGGAACAACAGAATTTTTACTTACTGGAGATGCGGGGACAATAGTTGAAACCGAGGTTAAAAACTCGGGACAAACAATGTATGCTGATGTTCTGAAAGTTGCTCATCATGGCTCGAACACAGCGACTGATGTAACTTTCCTAAACGATGTTAATCCTTCATCCGCAGCAATTTCAGTTGGTAGTGGTAATACAGACGGACATCCAACCGTGGCAACATTAGATAAATTAAAAGCAAAGAATATAAATATTTTCAGAACGGATCTTCAAGGTTCGGTCGTTTATACAACAAATGGAACGGGGTATTTAGTTAATGTGGTGCCATGGTTTGTTGGAATGATAATCCCAACTTCAGGACCTATTATTACAGCAGCGCCTACTTCAACTCCAACCCCAACTGCGACTGTTTCTCCAAAACCTACGCCTAAACCGGCAATTCATGTTAAGAGCGTAAAACTCAACAAAACTTCCCTATCAATCCTCAAAGGTAAAACTTTTAAACTGATCCCAACTATCAACCCATCCAACTCCAGCAACAAGAAAGTGACATGGAAATCAAGCAATGTTAAAATAGCCTCAGTCAGCTCAACTGGAACGGTGAAGGGGATCAAGAAGGGGATAGCTTATATAATGGTAGTCACGGTTGATGGGAAGAAGAGCGCGAAGTGTAAGGTCGTTGTGAAGTAGAGAATCACTCTATTTCAAGTTGTTAAAGCTTAGCAATTATAATGAAAAGGGGAAGAATAATGGGTTTTCTAAAAGGAGTACTGATAAAATATCCGACTGGAATGCAAAGAGGGAAGCAGAAAGGCAGGAGAAAGAGCGTGCTAGACAGGAAAAACGGAAAAATGACGCTTTGAATTATATTGAGAATGAACGAGTCAAATGCGACTCAGAAATTGATTTTGAAACCATGAAATTTGTTGTTGATTCATTTACAGACAGGGAAAAAATAGCAGGTTATTCTAGCATCTCAATTGATGGAAACAGTGGCAATTTGGATAATGATGCAGCACAGTATGTAGATGCGAATATGTATCGTTTTTGCAAGGCAATCATCTCCCAGAATTTCATGCTAATGCGAAAAATCGACGCCTTATCAGAAAAAATCGAAGCGATTGAGAAGAGAGAAGAACAATCTGAGGAATAAATGAACAGAAAGAATGCATCAATGTTGGGTTATTTACAATTAAACAAAACAATCGTTTTGAATAAAGTGAGGTAAAGAAGTATGGGGAAATATGGACAAACAGCTATACTAGCAATGAATTATATTATAGAAGGTTATGCAAAAACACCTAACGTGGCTTGGGATGAAGCATCAAAAGAAATCTTTGGAGAAGGTACCTCAAGTCAAACAAAAGGGTGCCCAAGAAATACATTTTTAGGTCTATGTGAGAACGGTAAAATTAAAGGGGTTAACGCTGGAAGTTATACTTCTTCTAAAAAGAATAAGGATTATGCATTGAAAGCATGTGAATTTCTCAAAAACAACCCTAGTCTATCAAAAGAACCAAAGTTGCTTTGGGCAAAAATAATGCAAGGGCAGAAAATAAAGTATAATCAGCAGATGGATGTCGTATGTGCTTTATGGGATATGGGTCTGATTACTTGAAATTGTCTTAAAAGGGTACTTGAGTTTTACAAATAAACAGGGAGGTACTTTTTATGAATAGAGGCGGATTTTCTTGGAAGCGTCTACTTGAGATTTCAAAAGCAAAAACTAGAATTTCTAGAATGACTGGAATTCCCTTTACTAAGGCTGGGCGGCAACGGAAAGCTGGTAAAATAATAACTGGTGACGGGTACCTGATTCCTTTTGTTTTAATTGTAATTTTGAGTTTTTTATTGTCTGCATGTGTTGGTAAAACCGATAGCCAAATACCAAACATTTCAAAGGATAATGCTTCTACACCTATGCCAACGGGATTAGCACAGAAAATTGTTGAAACACCTAAAAAATCGTTTTCAAAAGCGATCATGGCAATAAAAGATTATAATGTTCGCGAAATGAACAAATATCTTAATTTTACTGGGGTTAAGAGTTTTAAAACCTCGAAAAAATCTATGATAGCTAGAGATAAAAAGCTAGTATATGCGTTTTTTTCAAAGTTGAGGTTTAAGGTCCTTTCGGTTTCTGAAAATAAAAACAATGCTAAAATTAAGGCGATAATTTCTAATCAAGAAATTAAAAATCTGGTAAAAATATATTTCACTAAAGCATTTAAATTTTCATTTAAAAATGTCTTTGCAAAAAAGAGTTTAAGATTGAGTCAAAAGCAGGTGGAGAAGAAAATTAGAGATATTTTATTGGAGGTTGTTTCAGGTAAACACAATAAAAGAATATCAGCGACCGTTGAAGTTAAATTAATCAAATATAAAGACTACTGGAAAATAAAGGCGAACAATAAACTGGCGGACGCTTTAACTGGAGGAGGAGTGAGTTATTTTGAAAAACTAACAAAAATATTTAGTAATTGGGGTAAAGCAAAATAGCTTCAATTACTCAAAATACTGGTTTGGGTACAAACTTTATTTGAAGAAAAAATGAATTTGAAAGGATAGGTGTTTATTATGGCAGGGTACGCAAAAACAAGTTTGATAAGTACATTAGGAATTGCTATCAATGATATTTCAAACCTTTATAAGGAGAAATTCATTAACTATCGAGGAAAAACAATTTCGCAACCAAGAGAACAATATTCAGAGGTAATTTCAGGATTCCTTTTGAATAACCTTCAAGAATTCAAGAAAATAAAGAGTATTACAAGGGAGAAGTGTTATTTTACAAAAACTCACGATGGTAAAATCAAAAACCCAAACTCGAATCGAACTGAAGAAAAAATCGCACTTTCAATGTCTGGAAAGACGTATCAATACATTGGAAAGATTGTTGACTATCAGATTCCGCTGAAAAATAAAAAAGATGATACCGGATTAGGCAAAATTGACCTGCTTTCATATATAGATGATAAATTAATAATCCTAGAATTAAAAGTTGAAGATAGTAAGGAGACTCTTCTAAGGTGCGTTCTTGAAACTTATACTTATTGGAAAACTGTTGACCAGTTAAAACTACTTAGGGATTTTAGTTCTTTGGCGCCAGAAGTAAAAAATGTTGAAAAGGCAGTTTTAGTTTTCAAGAACAGTTTTCAGCACGAAGAATATAAAAACACGAATTCAAAAACTCGTGAATTAATGACAAAATTAGATGTTGGGATTTATTTAATTGAACATATAAATGAAAATAGATTTATTATCACTCTTCCATGAAAATTTTTTAAACTGCCATCCCCATGTCGTGCTCGTGTGATATATTGTTATTGAGGTGATTTCAAATGAATTCTCAAACAACGGGAATAGTGTATGATTATTGTAAGTACATTTTAACTTTTGGACTTTCAAGTGTTCAGTTGGAAAGTGTAAGGAAGAAGCTCGGTTCGCTTAGCATAAAAGTTGGAACTCAAAGTGAGAAAATAATTGTTCGCAGTTGCTATCAAATGACTGACATTTTAGCATATCCAGGATTCATGATAATAGCTAACTTGGAACAATTGTCGGAAGCTGAAAAGGTTGATTTGTTTGAATTTTGGGCTGAATGCGAAGAACCACTTTCAAAAGAGTTAAAAAAGTTATATGGGGATGTTAGCGATAAGTCGCAATTGATATACCTTATTGACGAAAATGTAAATATACCGCAAAAGTTGAAACGTGTATATCACAAACCAAAACTACTTGAAAACCTCCAAACTTTAAGACTTGATGTTTTGTCCGAGATAAAGGACAACGAAGGCAATGGAAAATCAAGCGAAACGTCAATTAGGATAAGCAGGGTGTTAAAAATTTATAAGGCACTGAAAGAAGGCGAGATATTTAGAATCGATGATTATTATTCGGGTTCAGAAGATATGGTTAGTACTCGCACATTACTTCGGGATATTCAAATAATCAATGATGTCGAATACGGAGACGTAAAGTACGATCGCAATCAACGGGGCTATATTCTGCAACCGCATAGCACTTCTTTGATAGCTGCTTTAGTAAAAAAATTCAATAAAGAGGGCACAATGTAATGAAAATAATTATTCATAAAGGCTCTCATCAAATTGGTGGTAGTGTAACGGAGATATCTACCGACAAAGCAAGAATTATTATTGATATGGGTGCAGATTTGCCGAATTCAAATAGTTCAAGCGGCAAACCGTTTGGAATTGATGGCGTTACATTCGGGGAAAGAAAATGCAATGCAGTGCTTTTAACACATTATCATGGTGACCATTTAGGATTGACAGACGAATTGCTGCCAGAAATACCTGTCTATATTGGTCGTGTTGCTAAAGAAATCTTCCTATTGTTAAGTGAGCGAATGAATTATTATGATAAAGACAAACCAAGAAAATTAGATAGAATTAAGAATTTTAATACATTCAAAGCTGAGGACAAATTAGAATTCGGCGATATAATCGTAACGCCTTTCTTCATTGATCATTCAGCTTATGATGCTTATATGTTTTTGATTGAAGCTGAAGGCAAAAAAATCCTGCATACCGGAGATTTCAGAACACACGGATTTAGAGGAAAAGGACTGATGAAAACGCTCAGACGCTATGTAGGTCAGGTAGACATTTTAATTACCGAAGGCACGTTGCTAAGTCGCGGCAAAGATGAAATTGTTTCAGAAGCACAGCTTCAACGACAGGTTAGAAATTTAATGGTTAAAAATAAAAACGTCTTTATACTTTGTTCCTCCACCAATATTGATCGGATATTTTCATTTATACATGCTAATCCGCATGGAAGACCATTTGTTTGTGACCAATATCAAAAGTCGGTGTTGGATCTTGTAAAAAAAGATGGTTCGGTTCACAGCAGCTTCTATGATTATAATTTTGTTTATGATTATGGTCATAACTTAGATAAATTAATGGATGAAAAAGGTTTTTGTATGCTGATCCGTACCAGCGATTATTTCAAACCATTTTTAAAAAAGTACAAAAACGATTGTGTAATTATATATTCTATGTGGCACGGTTATCTTAGCGGAAAAGCAAAAAATGATAGCTTGGTGGAATTCCTAGCACCATATAAATATATTATTAAACACACAAGTGGACATGCTACCAGTAATGCTATTAAGGATGTTTGCAATACAGTTAATCCTCAAATAGCCGTTATACCTATTCATACTGAGGATCCAAACGCTTTGCAGAATATTTGTACAGGTCATAATGTGAAAGTATTAGCAGATGGGGAAGTGTTTTCATTTTGATTGGAAAAAAGTTAAGATTAATATAAATGGTTAGCAATATAAGAAATATTTCTAGAAGGAGAATTCAAAAATGAAAAACGAAAAAATTGAAAATGCATTAGTTAAGATGAAAAATCAATACGAAAAAATATTTAAAGTTATGCGCCCACGAATAGGTTCAACTGGGTATACCGAGCGTAATCAAACATGTAATTTTGTAACAGCCTTTTTACAAGGAAATGCTGAAGCTGTAGCATGGTATGAGTTCCCGTTAACAGATAAAAGGTCTCACATTGATGCAGTTATTTTTGACAAAAGTGATAATACACTTTATTTAGTAGAGGCAAAAAGGTATAATAATGATAAAAAAGTTAATTATATTATAGAAGATTTTAAAAGATGCTATAAGTCGCAACGTCAGATAGCAGAAAATTGTAGTTTTGATGCTATCAATCATACTGAATGCAATTATTATGTAGTAATTTTGGCGGATCTATGGAAAGATTGCATAAAATATTGGACTAGTTGGGATGAGAAAAATGGCGATTTGTATGATGGAATTATGAAAGAAAGTAATTTTAAAGCGGAATTCCGCAGTCAAGAATTCGAAAACCCCAAGGATTTTAGAGATGAATATCTCGCGGGGTATAGACTTTTGTGTATTTACGCTGAAAGTACACAATTAAAGTAGAAAATGAATTGAAAAACAAGGAGGTGTTTTTATGGATAAAAAAGAATTTGTTTATGACAATGAGATGGAAAAGCCTGCAGGTTTTTGGGAGGAGCTTATCCAACGCAAACCTAGTGATGAGGAAGTTTCACAACTAGTCCTAGAAGCAGAAGAACATCTAAGAGAGAATCCAACTGCTGTTTTTCACTGTGTGTTCACTCTTGTGCTTCAAACTAAATGCCAATTTGCTAATCCAAATAGCGAAATATGGAAAGAAACCTTTAATCGAATTGAAGCATTATGTGAAAAGTATCACGATGATGAAAAGTTAATTTACATTATGAGGGGCGCATTTTCATATAAATGCCACGATACAGATTTTGCTTTAGAACGGTTTGACACATTACTTAATGAACCTTTTTATACTTATAGAATGGCGGAGGCAATTGCAGGAGGGCTTGCCTGTCTTTCGGATCAGGTATCACCTGCTACAGACATGGAAAAAATCACAGCATATCTGGAGATGTTGAATAAGGAATACATTGAAAATGAGTATATAGCTTCTATGTATGCGCAAGTGCTTTCAAAGCCTATACAATAGGGCTTTCAAGTGTATTAAGCAAAATACTAAGTTTGAGGATGAAAGGGACAAGCAAAATGGATGGAATACTTGAGCAGATTTTATCAGAATTAAAAGAGATAAAGCAGCTTTTACTTAAAAACAAAGGGTTAGATTCTGGCATTAATAATAGTGATTCTTACCGTGAGACTATGCAGTTTAAAGAAGCATCAGAATATTTAGGAATTACGAAGAGCAGAATCAGAACGCTTGCGATAAATGGTGAAATCAAACATTTTAAAGTAGGGAATAGATACTTATTTAAGCGGAAGGCTTTAGATGAGTGGCTGGAGGAAGTTCAAGAAGCTTCTATAGTAAAAGAAACGGGGAAAATTAGAAGAATAAAAGAGTAAGGATTATTAGAAAACTAGGGAGAGTTTGACATGGAGACTTTGATATTAATTATAATTGTTCTACTCATTTTATTGTTAGTATATATTATAATGAAACTTTTCCGAACTAGCGAAAAGGGAAGTACTGCTTATTCAGCACCTGAGATTTCGGAAAAAATTTGTGAAAGTGCAACTGATATTAGTCAAACCCCAGCTGTTATTAATCAAACCCCAACTGTTATTAATCAAACCCCAACAGAGAGCGCCCCAATTATTGAAACAGCAGTAGTATTTGAAAAAAATATGGCTCAAGTTTATGAAAATGAAAAACACTATTTGCTTTACAAAAATAGGTTATTTGATGTAAATAAAACGTTGGAATTTCTTAATAGAAAAGCAAATATTGATTTTATAGTAAAGGAATATGATGAAATTAACGATAAGGGCGAATCATTGAAGAAATATTTATTAGATGCAGAGACTCTAATTTCATCAATTATGGTTAGAAAACGTTATCCGTTAATTTTGCTATGGACTTGATCCAATTGCCGCAGAAATCAAGGAGAAAATGGGACACGGAAAACGCAGAGTAAAGCGTTTGATGAGAGCTAATGGGATACATTCAAAAAGAAAGATCAAGTGGAAAGCAACAA